AAGAGTTCTCTGAACTGGTCGGCCAGGACTATGCCGATGCGGTGTTGGAGGGCTACATCCAGTACGCCATGGCTGCGCTCAAGGCTGCCATCGGCGCCAACGCCAACATGGTCGCCAAGGCCAGCTTTGCTACTGATGGCAAGAAGGCGCTGACCAAGGGTATGCGCAAGTTCGGTGACCGCTTCGGTCGCATCGCGCTCTGGACCATGGATTCGGCGACCTACTTCGACATGGTCGACCAGGCCATCACCGAGAAGGTCTACGAAGAGGCTGGCGTCGTGATCTACGGTGGCCAGCCGGGCACCATGGGCAAGCCGGTCCTGGTATCGGACACCATCCCGGCGGAAACCATCTTCGGCCTGCAGGCGGGGGCGATCAAAATCACCGAGTCGCAGGCCCCAGGCTTCCGCTCGTACCCGATCAACACCCAGGAGAACTTGGCGATGGGCTTCCGCGCCGAGGGTACCTTCAACCTGGATATGTTGGGCTACAGCTGGAAGGACTCCGCAGGAGGTGTGAACCCGAATCTGGCAGCAATCGGTACCGGAGCCAACTGGGCCAAGTACGCCACCAGCGACAAGGTCACTGCTGGCGTCCTGATCGATCTGTCCGCGCCCTAATCGGCCCATCGCAGCAAGTGGTCTACATGGGCCACTTTGGAGAACTCCATGGAACTGACTTACTCTTCTCAAAAGACGGACTTCGATCCGGACAAGCGCTACCGCAATCCTGAGTACTTTGAGCGCCCAGAATCTGGTGTTGCCAAGGTGATCGTGATGGGTGACTGGCCGATCGTGGTTGATGCCTACAAAGCTGCGAAGGTTGAGGTGGATGTCATCGATGCCACGGGCGGCATTGTCGAGACTGACCCGGCCAAAATGGGGGTGGCAGACCTGCGTGATTGGTTGTTGGCTCAAGGCATCGAATTCGATCCGAAGGCCCCCAAAGTCGAAATCCTGAAACTCATTCCAGCGAGCTGATTCATGACTCTGATCGTCGACGGTGGTACCGGCAGGCCGGACGCAGAAAGCTACGCGAGTGCCGAGGATCTGGCCCTTTACGCGGTGAAGTTTGGTGTGGTCATCCCGGCTGACGTTCCAGCGCAGGAGGCGCTGCTGCGCCGGGCCGCTCTGGCTATGGATGGCATGACCTGGAAAGGGCAGAGGACTTCAGGCGACCAGGCGCTGGCATGGCCGCGCCGCGGGGTTGAGCTGGATAGCCAGATCAAGCCCGACAATTACCTGCCGGCACGAATCCAGTATGGCCAGATGGCCCTGGCCGCCGAGATCCATCAGGACGACATTGACCCGGTGGAGAAACGCAAAGGCGCCGTCTTGCTGGATCGAGTTGAGGGTGCCGTCACTCGGCAGTACGCGGTAATTCCCAGCACTAGTAACCGTCTGCTACCGGCGGCGCCGGACCGGCCGAGTGCTACGCAGTTTGCTGACTACTTGCAGCGGCGCGGGTTGTTTGCTGTCAGGGCGTAATGGTAGCGTCGTGCCCTCGCCCCGAGAAAAGAGGTGCTTAGAGTGACGAAGTTGGAAGCTTGGACTCGTTTTGCCGAAAGTGCATTGAATGGAGTTTTGGCTGCTAAAGGCAGCTCAATTCCGAATGAGTCACCTGTGAAAGTGGCTGCGAGCTATGCAGACGAGATGACAAAGGTGTGGGAGACAAAGCGGCGAGAGTTCAACAGCTCCCCCTACAGCGAGTAACTTTCAGCCCAGCCACCGCGCTGGGTTTTTCACATCTGGAGCCACCATGGCCTTCTACGACGAAATGGCCGAGATGGCTCTGGAGATGATCACAGAGTTCGGCCAGCCCGTGACCATCAGCAAGACGGAGCCGGGCGAGTACGACCCTGAGACGGGCGGGGAAGCGCCGGGCGCGACCATCGAACAGATCGCCCAAGGCATCTTGCTCGACTTCACCGGCCAAGAATTTCAAAACAACAGCCTCATCCGGCAGGGCGACAAGAAGCTCAAGATCGCCGCGCAGGGGCTCGAGTGGGCTCCTGACCTGTTGAACAAGGTAATTGTCCAGGGGCGCACCTGGTCCATCGTGCCCCCACTGAAAGAGATCAATCCGGCCGGCACTCCGCTCCTGTACGAGCTTCAGGTGCGGTCATGAGCCGCTATGCGGGTATGAACGGCAGCTTCGCGGAGAATATCCGGCAGTTCGCCGAGCAAGCTGCTCAGGGCATTGATGCGACCTTCCGCGAAATCGTCATCGAGATCGGCAGCAGCGTGATCCGCATGTCGCCCGTGGGTAACCCTGAGATATGGGCGGCCAACGTCGTGCACCGCCAGGCCAACACGAGGGCCGCCGATGGCTATGACTTCAAGGTGGCCATCCGCAATACGCTGATCAATCTGGACGAAAGCAACTTCACCAAGGTAGGGAAGCTGAAGCGCGGCGTGAAGTACGCTAAGCCGCTGACGAAGGCTGAGCGTGACCAGAACTTCAACGTGAACGGGCTGGTGGCCGGCAAGGACTATGTTGGCGGGCGGTTCCGGGGGAACTGGCAGTTCAGCGTCGACGCGCCGGCGGACGGGGTACTGGATCAGGTCGACCCTTCGGGCAGTGTCACCATCGCGGTCTTGCGCACCCAGGTGCAGTCGCTGACTGCTGGCCAGACGGCCTACATCGTGAACAATCTGCCCTATGGTATCCCGCTCGAGTACGGGCACTCCAAACAGGCCCCCGGTGGCATGGTCCGTATCACGTTGACCAGGTTCCAGCAGATCGTCGACGAAGCCATCAGGAATAACCAGGTATGAGCCACAACATCATTGCCTCGATCTACGAGGCCCGGGTAATCGCCTGGGCGAAAGCCAGGTCTGTACCGCTGAAGGTGGTGGTCGAGAACGAGGCCTATGCGCCGAAGGACGGCGAAACATACCTCCGGGCCTTCACGCTGCCGGCCGACACCGCGAGCAACACTCTGGGCGGCGACCATCGGCTGTATACCGGTGTCTTTCAGGTCAGCATCGTGACTCCGGCCGGCGGGTACCGCGGGCCGGCCGGCACCCTGGCCGACGAGATCACTGCACTGTTCCCGCTGTACGAGCGCAACACGAAAAGCGGCCTGACCGTAGTGATCCTGACACCGCCAGACCAGGGCCCAGGCATTCTGGGTGACACCACCTATACGGTGCCAGTGTCCTTCCAGTACCGCGCTGACACCGACTGATTCCGCCCATTGGGCAAAACCACTGAACCCGCCATTGAGCGGGTTTTGTCATTTCTGCAACGAGGAAAACCCCCATGGCCGGCATCAAAATGCCCAACGGCGCTACCTTCGAAATCGCTTCTGCCTACGGCACTGCGATTCCGTTCACCGCGCTCACCAATGCAAAACCTGCCGTCGCCACCGCGGCCGCCCATGGCCTGGCCGAGGGCGATATCATTGTGGTCAGCTCCGGCTGGACCCGACTCAACGAGCGCGCCGTGAAAGTCGGCGAGATCACCAGTGGCACCTTCGCACTGGGCGGCATCAACACCACCAATGCCCAACAGTACCCGGCCGGTTCCGGCATTGGCTCCGTTCGCGAGGTGACCACCTTCACCGAGATCTCGCAGATCACCGAACTCGCATCGAGCGGTGGCGACCAGCAGTTCCTGACCTACGGCTTCCTGGCCGACGATGACGACCGGCAGATGCCGACCACCAAGAACCCGATCACCGTCACCATTACGGTGGCCGACGATGCGTCGAAGCCGTATGTGGCTGTCTGCGAGGAAGCGGACGACGACAAGCAGCCTCGGGCATTGGTCCTGAACCTGCCCGGTGGCGACCGAATCATCTACAACGGCTACGTGTCGATCACTGCGACCCCGACCATGTCGCGCAACAACCTGATGACTCGCGTGATCAGCGTTGCATTGACTGGTCGCCCAACCCGTTACTCGGCGACGGTGTAACCCATGGCCAAGTTCACGCTGATCCAGAACCCAACCTTCAAGGCCGACGTATTGATCCCACAGGTGGGTGGTGAACCGGTGAAGGTGGGGTTCGAGTTCAAGTATCTCGATCGGACCGCCCTTGCTGAGCTCTACGCTGAATGGGGAGAGCGCAACAAGGAGTTGGGCCAGAAGGTCGAGGCGATGGACCTGAAACAGTTCACCGCAGCCCAGATCGATCTGCAGGTTGATCAGATCAAGGCTGTGGTAGTCGGCTGGGGGTTCGAAGAAGAGTTTACCGACCAGAACATCCGCATCCTTGTCAGCTCGATTGTCTCGACGCCCACCGCGGTGTTGCAGGCCCACGCTGAAGCATTCAGCCAGGCCCGCCTGGGAAACTCCTAAGCGCCGCGCGAGCTCTCTACGAGCCGGGGCCGTCAGATGCAGATCTGGCGGCGTTCGGCTTGTCGCGCAAGGACGTACCGGTCGAAGAGTTCGGTGTCTGGCCTGATGGCTGGTCGGCTTTCACCGTTTTCGAGGCAATGGCCACTCAGTGGCGTGTTGGTGCGTGCGGTGCAACAGGGCTGGACTACGGAGCTCTGCCTGGCGTTATGCGGCTGTGCGGCGTACCCGCCGGCGAGCGGCAAAGCATATTCCGCGATATCCGTGACATGGAAAACGAAGCCCTGCGGGTGATGGCGGAACAGAGAGAGAGCACATGACCACCAACTTCGCATCGCTGGGCATTTCGGTAGAGTCGTCGGATGCCGTAAAGGCCGC